TTCGGAGGGGATTCTTGACGCCAAGGATTAGCAACGCCCTGGCAAATCCCCATGATTTAGCGCCGCCCCTGCCGCCCCAAGCGCATTTGTACCGGCTTTTGCGGAACAAAAACTCCAGTTTTACTGGAAATTTTACGTCTGCAATGCTACTCATTGGGCTTTACAAATGAGACTTGAATGCCCTGCAACGGCTCCCCATCAGCACCTGTAAGCTCATTCTTGACCGTTTCAGACCACCGCATTTGGCTTTTCGTCCACCAGATCAGGCTAGTGGTGTCGCCAGCCACAGCCTTTTGATACAGCGTCTTGGCAATCTGGCTGTTAGCTTTGGCCTTGCCCGTGTCCAACTCTGCCCGGTAATACTTCCGCAGCGTTTTGTCATCAATCCCAACCAGGATGGCTATTTGCTCGTGCGGCAAGCCTAATCCGCTGGTGCTTTCAACCAGTTTACGGAATTCATCCGTTGGAATGTGAGGTTCTTGAGGTATTACGGGCATTTTATAAAGGGGAACTCGCTAATATTTAAGCAGTTTCGGTTAATTCCGTCAACAAAACAGCCTTTTTGCCGGTAAAGTCTTCCCACCGCTTTACGATTACATCGCAAAACTTTGGGTCAAATTCCATGATAAACGCTTTGATCCCATGCTTTTCAGCGGCTATCAACGTACTACCTGACCCGCCAAAATAATCTGCAATTGTGTCGCTTGACAACTTAAATCTGCGAATTATCCATTCCATCAAAGCAACTGGCTTTTGTGTTGGGTGGACACGATTTTTCTTTTCTGATGACTTGGTAAATTGACGCACAACACTGCGGAAGTTAGCCCATGCTAACTCACAATCGGTTTGGTCTGATTGACCATTATCTTTATCCCAAACGAGCCAACATTCGCTGTCAGGCAATGCGGAACAATAGTAATTTGCGCCCCACCAAATGTGCTTCGCTTCTGGATACAGACCATAAATCAAATTGAAGGCATCTTTTGCAACATCAGGGTTGTCGTCGCCAAGAATGTCTATTTTGTAATTCTTTTTTAGTACTGATGATTTACTTACCGCATTCATCCCATAGGGCGGGTCTGTGTGAATAAGGTCTGGATATGTGCCTTGCATCAACTTTTCCACATCATCAATAAACGTGGAATCTCCGCACATTAAACGATGGTAGCCAAGTTGGTAAATGTCTCCACGCTTGGTTTTAGGTTCTTCTGGCGCATCAGGAACGGCATCCTCGTCCGTTAGCCCCTCAGTTAGTTCCACAGGCTTCAGCGCATCTATTTCATCAAGGCTAAAACCGGTCAATTCTAGGTCAAACCCCAATTCCTCGAGTTCCTGGAATTCTATGTTTAGCAGTTCATTGTCCCACCCTGCATTCAGCGCCAGCTTGTTGTCGGCAATGATATAAGCCTTGACCTGAGCGGGGGTCAGATTTTTTACCTCAATGCAAGGAACCTTACTCATTCCAAGTTTCCGAGCAGCCATTAGCCGCCCGTGACCTGCAATGATGCTGTTGTCGGTAATTAGGATCGGGTTTGTCCAGCCAAATTCCTTGATGCTTGCCGCAATCTGTGCCACTTGCTCATCGCTGTGGGTGCGGCTGTTGTTAGCATAAGGTATTAGTTCTGCGACATTCTTTTCCGTAATATTCATTTCTTTTTGGCTTTGCTTTGTGCTTCCCGCTTAGTGCTGTAAGCAATCGCAACCGCCTGTTTGACAGGTTTCCCCGCCTTTACCTCGGCTTTGATGTTCTCTTTGAAGGCTTTTTCAGTTTTGGACTTCTGCAGGGGCATTTTGCTTCTCCAGTTCAGACAGGAACCATTGGCATTGTTGCAATGCACCATTGATCTGCTCAAGCTGCACTTGGTGCTGACGCAAAGTTTGCTCTATTTCACGCCCTTTGGCAATCAGGTCTTGAATACGGGTTTCGATCAGTTCTTTAGTCATTTTCTACTACCGCACAAATGTCGGCTTCCTGGATGATTTGATAATCCTGCCCATTGATGCGCTGGACAGGCCAATTGAGATAATCGCCGTTTCCATACTTGATGAAATCGCCGACCTTGGTTTGATCCACTAACGGCCCAATTGCAACCACAGTACCCTCGTTGAAAGGTTCCGTGTTGTTCACATGGATAATTGTGGATAACTCTCTGACTGTGGGTTTTACCACAACGCGATCACGCAGAGGTTTCAACATTTTTCCTCCGTGTGTACTTGCGTTTCTTGGGCTCTGTCATTGCATCAACAACAGGCAATATGACTGCGCTACCAGCAGATACCGTGACCGTGGTGTTTGGCAGCGGTTTCGGTGACAGTTCCCCGCACCAATCGTTTCGGTGCTTGTGGACAAATTGTGGATGGGCTCGGCACTGACCCATCACCTCGTGATCGACAAAGTGCCGACAGTCGCTACAATGATTCACAGATTCAACTCCTTAACAGTTGAGTTTAGAGGACGTTAGGGAGGGCATTCCCTAGCGTTCCTCGTTTTAGCGGTATTCGCTACGGGTGTGGGTGTAGCAAACGCCAGGGGTGCGACCAGTATTAAACTGTTTGTCAGCGCCCGTTGCATCTTCCATACCCATTGCCACGCCGCCAACCATCTTGCCCTTGCGCTCACCAGACATATCGCTGGAGGTTGCGCCCTTGGGAGGGGTTGCGCCGGTGGTGCTCTTAACACCTTTCATGCTGTCCATTTTGCCCATTTTGATTCCTTGCAAGGTTGTGGGAAATTCAATTTTCGACAAATCTAGGGACTTGTCAAGCACACATTGTAGCCGCCCACTCCCTTTCTTGGCGACCTGATTTGTTCTTTACGGTGCGCCCGGTTAACTCCACCAATCCCAAGGTTTGGAGTTCTTTCATGCGTCTGGCGACCTGGTTTCCGTCCAGATAGGTCACCTCGGCAATCTGATCCTTGCCCATAGGCCCATAAGCTACCAGAGCCTGGACAATGATTTCCCCATGCTGGATAGACAGATTACCGGCCTTGTCAGCAGCCTCGGCGCTTGTGTTAGGGTCGGTGTTGCGAACCCTGGGGAAGATGTTGGTTTTCTTCAGAATGTCAAAAATGCTCATGCTTGTCCCCTTGCTCGGATGGCTGCGGCAATGTGCGGGGCGTCAGACATAAGATCGTTTGGTAATTCCGCAACTGCATCGCAAACCTTCGCGCATGCTTCATGAGCCGCTTCCCACGCTTCCTGTGCCGCGAGATATGCTGGAGTGTCATTGGTGTATTTGGCTCGGTGCGAAGCGCTGTAAAACCATTCTTTGAAGTTCATGCTTGTCCCCTTGCTCTTTGTTTGTCAAATGAAGTGCCGCATTTGCCGCACCACCACCACATCCATCCAAGCCCGTTGTCATGAAACTTGCCTTTGGTGTGGCCTTCTTTTTCGCAGTCTTCGACTAGTTTTTTTCTGGCTGGGTAAAAGACAGTCTTGTCATACTCACCCATGAGTTCTTCCATTTTTTGGCGTCGATCTTTATCTAATTGAAGGCGACGCTCCCATATTTCACTCATGCTTGTCCCCTTGCTCGGATGGCATCCTGAATCATTTTTGGCGCTTGACCGAAGTTAAACTTGTCACACACCTTCGCACACGCCTCACGCTCTGCGGCGGCGACAAGGGCGGCAAAGCGATAGAGCACCATGTCTTCAGGACGTAACATCACACACTCTATGCCAGCCTCCCGCGCCATGTGGACGATGTCATCTCTGGTCATATTTGCTCCTTATAAGCTCAAGTTGGTGGGCGGGTCGCATAAAGCAGCGTAGGCTTGAACAACACTTTAGAAAAGTGACCACGGCGCTAACCCGTTTTCCCGCCCGTTAATCAGAAATCTTCGTTGTAATCGTTGGGAGGAAATCCACCCTTGGGGTACATATTGCCTTCATCCTTGGGTCGGTGGGCAAATGCCTTGAAATAACCTTCCCAATTGGCTGACTGCGGGATGCTGTCAATCTTGATGGTCAGGCTTTTAATGTCCAAAGGCTGGTCAGATTCAATCCAAACCGTCCCATGAGGGCTCCAGTAGGTCTTTTCCTGCCCGTTTTGGGTTGTGTACTTGCGTGCGGCAAATTTGATGTCGAATTGGTGTTTCATGCGATTAGTTTGTTAAGTTGCTCCACCTTGGCTGTGACTTCTGCCAAGAACTTTGTTATTTCCTGTTCCATCTCCTTTATAAAACCATCGTCCCGTTGCACCCTTTTGACAAAGAGTTGAGCCTTGGCAGGCATTCTCGGG